TTGGTGCAGGCCGACGAGGCAACCTCGCCGATCAAAGCAGTCACTTCCGACAACAGACGAAAAGGAGTCGTGGACCCATGTCCTCGCAGATCCAGGTTGCGTTCAACAACCTCTATAGCGCCAACATCATGCTGCTGGTGCAGCAGAAGGGTAGCCGCCTCAAAGACGCGGTACGCCAGGAAGTGGTCGAAGGCGAAATCGCCTATTTCGACCAGATCGGGGCCGGCAGCGCCATCAAGCGCCAGTCGCGCCACGCCGATACACCGCTCACTGAAACACCGCATGCGCGGCGCCAGGTGATGCTGGAAGATTACGAGTATTCCGACCTCATCGACCGCCTCGACCAGGTGAAGACGCTGACCGATCCGACCAGCGCCTATAGCCAGGCGGCGGCCCATGCCCTGGGCCGCGCGATGGACGATGTCATCATCGCCAATGCCAACGGCACGGCCCGCACTGGCAAGACCGGCCAGACCAGCATCGCCCTGCCGTCGGGCCAGAAAATCGCTGTCGGTGGCACCGGTCTTACGCTGGCGAAGTTGCTGCAGGCCAAGGAAATCCTGGATGCGGCAGAGAATGACCCCGATGAGCCACGCTTCATCGCTTGTCCCGCCAAGGACATCACCGTTCTGCTCTCCAACACTCAGGTGACGTCGAGCGACTACAACACCGTGAAGGCGCTGGCTGCCGGCCAGATCGACACCTTCCTCGGTTTCAAATTCGTTCGCACGCAGCGTTTGGGGACGACCGGTGGCGGCGACCGCGCCTGTCTTGCCTGGCGCCAGTCGGCCCTGCTGCTGGCTATCGCGCAGACGCCGAAGGTGAAGGTGACGGAGCGGCCCGACAAATCTTACGCGACGCAGGTCTATTGCGCGATGTCGGTCGGCGCCACGCGCATGGAAGAAGAAGGCGTCGTCGAGATCGCGACGCTGGCTTGATTTTTGGCGCGCGCAACTGCCATCCGTCGGCGCATGCCGACATGCGTCGGCGGGCCAATCCAGTTGCGCGCGCCAAGTAGCAGACTGAAATCAGATAGGAGAATACATATGGCTATTCAGTATGGCACCCAGATGGGGCGCCTGCGCAATTCGTTGCCGGTGGATCTGCCGATGGCCGGCGATATCCATGGCCGCGTGCGCGTGTTCAACGAGAAGGTCGTGCTGGCCACGCAGCCGACCACCGACATCGTCGAAGTGGCGCGCCTGCCCAAGGGCGCACGCGTGCTTTACGGCATCGTCAACAGCACGGTCTCGCTCGGTTCGTCGACATTGGCGATCGGTGTCGCCGGCAATACCGGCAAGTATCGCGCCGGTGCCGTCTTCACCGTCCCTGATACGCCGACGCTGTTCGCCCCGGCAGCGGTTGCCGGAGAAGCGCTGACGGCCGAGGAAATTGTGATCCTCACCATCGGTGCGGCAGCTCTGCCTGCCAGCGGCACCCTGCGCGTGATGCTGTTCTACACACTGGATTGAGTTGATCGCGCGGGTGGCCGCCGCCCTGTCGACGATTGCCGACATTCATCGACGGGCCACCCCGGCCGCCCGCGCGATATATTGGAGATTGACATCCCATGGCCATTTCGACCGTTTCCATCTGTAACCGCGCGCTCGATCTTCTGGGCGCCGATCCCATCACCTCGCTGGAGGACGGGTCGAAAGCGGCCAATCTGTGCCAGCGCAATTTCGAACCGTCAGCGGATTCCGTGCTGCGCCTCTATCCCTGGAACGCAGCCCTGCGACGGGCGCGGCTGCCGGCCCTCACCGAGGTGCCGGCTTGGGGATATCGCTATCAGTATCAGCTGCCGCAGGGGCCTGAACCCGCCTTGTGTCTGCGCCTGATCGAGGTCGATAACGGCACCGATTACCGCGTCGAAGGCCGCCGTGTCCTGGCCGATTACGCCGCACCACTCGATATTCTCTATATCGGCCGCATCATCGACAGCGCCAATTACGAGCCGCTGCTGGCCGAGGCCGTGGCGGCAAAGCTTGCCGTGCATCTTGCCGGCAACCTGACCGAGAGCGCTTCGCGCATCGAGGCTGCACGCGACTATCTGCGCAGCATTCTCGCCGAAGCGAAAGCAACCGATGCGCAGGAAGGTGGGACCAGCGACTTGGTGGTCGATGCCTGGCTTGCGGCGCGGAGCTGACACATGTCCCGCGCCTCGTTGCTTCTGTCCACCTTCAATGCCGGCGAATGGTCGCCGGAACTTTATGGCCGCATCGATCTCGACAAATATCGCAATGCCTGTCGGCGTATCGAGAATTTCGTGCTGTTGGCGCAGGGTCCCGCAACGCGTCGGCCCGGAACTCAGTATGTCGCGGGCACCAAGGATGATGGCATCGTTCGCCTGATCCCGTTCGAATTCTCGACCGAGCAGGCCTATGTCATCGAAGCGGGCGCCGGCTATTTCCGCTTCTACATGAATGGCGGACGGATCGAGACGGCGCCGGCGACGCCTTACGAGATCGTGACACCCTACGGCGTGGGCGACCTCCCCGGTCTCAAATGGGCACAATCGGCCGACGTGCTCTATCTGGTTCATCCGCAGTTCCCGCCCTATAAGCTGGCACGCAGCGGGCATACTAATTGGTCGCTGAACCCGATCGATTTTGTCGACGGCCCCTATCTCGATGAAAATGTCGGCGCTGTGACGCTGGCACCGGCGGCGGCTAGCGGCACTAATGTCACGCTGACCGCCTCGGCTGCATTGTTCGTTTCCGGCGATGTCGGCCGCCTCGTGCGCATCAAGCACAGCAGCCTCTGGGGCTGGGCCAAGATCACGGCGTTCACCAGTGCTACACAGGTGAAGATCGACATTAAAAGCAATTTCGGCGGCACGGGTGCCGTCACCAGCTGGCGGCTCGGTGCCTGGTCGCCGGGCACCGGCTGGCCCAGCACGGTGACCTTCCATGAAGAACGGCTGTTTCTCGCCAACACGAAGCTGCAGCCACAGACACTCTGGGCATCGGTTTCGGGTGCCTATGAGAGCTTTGCACCGAGCGGCACGGACGGCGTCACCAAGGACGACCATGGGCTGAATTTCACCATCGCCGACGACCGGGTCAATGCGATCCGCTGGATGAGCGCTGGCAAGACGCTGGCATTGGGGACGACCGGCGGTGAGTTCAACCTGACCGCCAGCTCGCTCAATGAAGCACTGACGCCCATCAACGTCACGGTGCGACGTGAGACCACCAATGGCAGCGCCGATATCCGGCCGGAGCGCATCGGTGCCGCTGTGCTCTACGTGCAGCGCGCCGGGCGCAAGATCTATGAGATGGCCTACAGCTTCGAGAACGATGCGTTCAATTCGCCGGAGCTGAGTCTGCTGGCACGGCATCTGACGTTGAAGGGCATCAAGGAAATCGCCTATCAGGCGGAGCCCTGGTCGGTGGTCTGGGCCGTGCGCCAGGACGGAGCACTGCTGGGTCTCACCTATATGCGAGGCCAGGATGTGGTGGGCTGGCATCAGCATCGCATTGCCGGAAAGGCCACCAGGGTGCATTCAGTCGCCTGCATTCCGGGGAACGCCCAGGATGAGACCTGGCTTGCCGTCGAACGCGTGGTGAATGGCAGTGTGCGCCGGTCGGTCGAACACATGGCACCAGCCTTCGAACCGGAAGACGCCTTCGACAAGAAGGGTGCCTTTTTCGTCGATGGTGGCCTGACCTTCAATGGTGCGGTGGCCACGGCCCTGACGCCGGATAGCGCGGCGACGATTGTGGGAAGCAGCAATGTGCCGTTCACCAGCGCTGCCACGGCCTTCGCGATCGACGATGTCGGGCGTGAGATCCAGTACTCCTATCCGGCACCGGACGGAGAGGGTTATCACGTCGCGCGAGCACGCATCACCGGCTTTACTGACGCCAGCCACGTGACGGCGTCGATCCTAGCGCCTTTTCCGAGTGCGGCACCGATTGCCGCCGGGGCGTGGTCGCTGGGGGCCACGACGATCCAGGGTCTGGGCCATCTTGTGGGCGAGACCGTGACGATCCTGGCGGACGGCGCCACGCATCCGGACCGCGTGGTGGCGCCGGATGGCAGCATCAGCCTGGAACGACCGGCAGCATTCGCGCATGTCGGGCTGGGCTATACCAGCCGGCTTGCCACGATGGATATCGAGGCTGGCGCCCTCGATGGCAGTGCGCAAGGGAAAAGCCGGCGCATCCACCGGGTCATCGTGCGCCTCAACTACAGCCTCGGCATGCGGGTCGGCGCGACAGACGCCGGCAGCGAAGACGTGGTCTTTCGTGCCGCCCGCACCGCGATGGATCAGAGCCCGCCGCTTTTCACCGGCGACAAGGTGGTGGCCTTTCCGAAGGGCTGGGCCACTGAGGCAGTCGTGACGGTTCTGCAGGAGCAGCCGCTCCCTTGCACCATCGTCGCCCTCATTCCGCAACTGACCACAATGGATGGATGACATGTGCAATCCGACGGCGGCAGCCATGGCTGCCACGATGATCGTCTCGAGCGGCGCCAAGATGGCGGCCGACGCGCAACAGGCAAGCCATGAATCGCGCGAATTGGAGCGCGAGGCCAAGATCACCCGCGCTCAAGGCGCCGAGCAGGAGCGCAAATTGCGCGCCGAGCAATCACGCGAACAGGCCAAGCGACGGGTGGCGGTGCTGAAGGGCGGCGTCACCACCGAAGGATCGCCGACTGACATGCTGCTGGATGCTGCCCGGGAGGACGATACGGAAGCACGCTGGGCGCGTTTCGGCCAGACCGAAGCTGCCCGCGCAAAGGAAAGGGAGGCGCGCCATCGTCAGCGCCAATCCGTCCTCGATCATCTTTCAGGCACCAGCAGCCTCGGCACCAGCCTGATCAATCTCAATTACTGAAAGGACAACGCGATGGCTATTGCCAAGACCCTCGAAGCCGCGATGCAGGAAGCACTGGCCGCCCGTGGTCAATCTGCGTCACCCGCGTCTGCAACGGCTCCGGCCGGCAATGACGACCTGCGTAACGCATTATCGGCCCCAACCGATCCGACCCATTATCAGATTCCGGTTCCAGCCGGTTTCGAACGCGATATGGCGCTCGAGGCCAAGGCGCGAGATTGGTTTCACCGCGCCGGTCTGCCGCAGGGCGCGGTCAACGGCATCGTCGATGCCTATTGTCGCCAACTCTGTAGTGATCCTGCCAGCGATGTCGCGCCGCAGGCCAGGTCCCAACTGATGCGGGACTGGGGCCCCGACTATCCGCGCAAGATTGCAGCCGCCCAGTCGTTGATCGCCAAGTGTGGCGGCGCCGAGGAATTGGCGGAGATCTTCGGTGCGACCGGCCTTGGTAACGATACCTGGCTGATCCGCACCCTGGCCGCCATCGCCGAGATGGATCCCAATGAGGGCGTTCCGCGATGAGGGCGCCTGCCGGAGAGAAGGCTGTGCCTACACAGCCGATGGATCTTGCCGGATGGCTCGCTTGTGCAGCGGATCTCAGGTCGAAACAAGCGACGTTGGTGGCAGAGCGGGCGCATCTTGTGACCCGGCGGCAGATGCTGGCTTTGGCTGCGGCAACCGGCGACAGCCGGGCGCAGAAGCAGATCGAGCAATGTGCGGCGCGGGAACAGGCACTTGATCTCAGCACGACCAGCGTAGCGCAAGCGTTGGAACACGCCGACCTTGAGATCGCCGCAGCGGAAGCAGCGCTGGCAATGCAGGTCAGGGTAGAAGCTGCGAACGATCATGAGCGGCGGCTGGAAGCGCGTTTGGTGCTGGTGGCGACCATCGAAGAACGCTTGCAGGAGATCGCACCGCTCCTCACGACCCTTGGCGAGGCGACGCGGGCCGTGACGGAAAGTCATCTCGCCCTTGGCGGCATATGTCGCGCGCTGCCACCCTTGGCACCGGAAGCCGTTGGCGGCCGCCTGTCGGAATTCATGGTGAGTCTCGGCTTTGCCGATTGGTTGCCCCTGGCACGACCGGAGATTCGTCCCGCACTCACCTCATGGGTCGATGCAGAAGCCTTGGCACAGGAAAGCTATGGCGTGGCGCGCTAGCACCGCCAGATGAAAAGGACAAGACATGACACTTTCCACCACCACGTCCCGCATCACTTATGCGGGCGACGGCAGCACTCTTTCATTTGCTGTTCCCTTCAGTTTCTTTGGCGCTGATGAGATCGACGTCATCGAACGCAGCAGTGAGAGCGGCGGCGAGACGCAGAAGATCCTGACGACCGACTACACGGTGAGCGGCGGCGGCGGTGCCACCGGCACGGTGACCGCCGTGGCGGCACCCGACGCCAGCAGAAGCTGGACCATCGCGCGCCGCACCAAGCGAACGCAGATGGTCGACTATACGCCGAACGATCCATTTCCGGCGGAGACGCATGAACGCGCGCTGGACCGGCTGACGGCCCTGGTGCAGGAGCTCGACGACAAGCTGGGCCGGGCGGCGGCATTGAGTCCCGCCAGTCCGGTGATCAATGTGACATTGCCGACGCCGGAGGCAGGAAAATTGCTGGGTTGGCGCGGCGATGAGAATGGTCTGGAAAACAAGAACATCCCAAGTGCCACGACCGTATATGCCGCCATCGATACGACGCGGACCGGGGCCACCGATGCCGAATCCGTGACGCCGCGAGGCTTGGCGGCGTTCTGGCGCAAAGGCAGTGATATCGCCAGCGAAGCGGTTCTCTCGAAACCGGTCAGCACGAATCTGGGTGGATATCACGTTGTCACCGGCACGGTGACGGTGGGCGGCCTGTGGAGCGGTGAACCTGCTGGCACTGAGATCGAGCTGCGCTTCGTCGCGGCGCTGACGCTCACCCATAATGCGACGAGCTTTATCCTCCCCGGCAGCGGCAATGTGGTGACGGCGGCGGGGGATGTTGCCCGCTTCCGTGCCGAAGGCGGCGCCAATTGGCGCTGTGTCTCGGCACCACCGGCTTGGTTCGGGCAAATGAGCGGCATCAGCCTGCCGACCAGCACGAAATCGGCGACTTACACGATGCTGCCCGCGGATAAGGGTTCCGAAATCAACTTCACGACATCCGGCACGACATTGAACCTGCTGGCGGCAGCGACTGCCGGCAATGGCACGATCATCGGTGTTCGTAACTCGGCGGGCAGCGGTGACGTGACAATCGACCCCAGTGGCGCCGAAACCCTGGATGGGCTGGCAACCCGCTTACTGCGCCCCGGCGACGGCGTCCTGCTGCGTTGCGACGGTACCACCTGGCGAACGATCAACGGCGCGTACTCGTTCGAGAGTGCCGAGCAGACCATTGCGCTCGGCACTGCCGTCTCGGTCGCGCATGGGCTCGGGGTGAAGCCGAACCATATTCGAGCCGTCTTTCGCTGCAAAACGGTGGAAGCGAATTGGACGGTCGGTGACGAGATCGATTACGGCGCCGTGCAATGGACCTATGGCGGGGCACTTGCCGCCGACGCCGCTAATGCGGTGGCGACGGTCAATCAGACCTACGCGCCGACGATTGCCAATAAATCAAGTGGCACGGGTATCGCTATCACGCCCGCCAATTGGAAGATGGTCTTCTTTTGCAAAGATATGCGAGGTTGAGATGCAGAATTTCTATGTCGACCAGGTCGGTAAATGCCTGGGTAGTTTTGACGGGCCGCCCGCGGATTCCCCGTGGGGAGGCATAGCGGTCGCGGCGTCGCCGCAAGATGCCCTGGAGCAGCGTTGGGACGGCTCAGCCTGGGTCTGGCCGGTCGACGTGCTGCGCCAGAAGAAGATCTCGGCCGTTGCCGAACGGTTTCGGCAGGCACTCGATGCTGGCTTCGCATATGGCGGCAAGATGCTGCAGATCCGTGAGCAGGATCAGGCGAGCCTGACGACGATGGGCAATGAGGCGCGCTGGGCCAACGTGGCGAATGGCACCTGGCCCGCCGATTTTGCCTGGCGCATGGCCGATGACAGCTTCCTCGGATTGCCCAACGCCGATGCCATGGTCGCGCTTGCGGAAGCCGCCAAGGCCGAGGTCCATCGATTGCAGCGCGTGAAATGGGCGCATGTCGACGCCTTGCGCGCCTTGGCACAAGCCGGTGACATCGCCGCTTACGATTTCGAAAGCGGATGGTGAGGTGTGTGATGGGCGGATTGCATGAGACATCGCAAGCCATTGGCCGCCTGCAGGCCAGCGTCGAAAAGTTGGAACATGCCGTAGCGCGGTTGAGCGAGCGCATCGAGGAATTGCAGCGGTTGCGCTGGTTGATGGTGGGCGCACTCGTCGTCTTGTGCGGTATTTCCGGTGCCAGCAGCGGTTGGTTCGCCAAGCTGCTCGAAGTCGGCGCCTGACAACGACAAGACACAATGAAAGGGCAAAAGGACATGATCGAGAAAGGCATTGCGGCGGTGGGCACCGTTAACAAGGCCTGGGCCGCGGCGATAGCGGCACCGCTGGCAGAATGGCTGGTGGGAATCCTGGCGGACGCACTGTGGAACAGATGGCAGATCGCGACGCCGGACAGCGCGGAAATGGCGATCGTGTCGCTGATTGTCGGCCTGGTTGTCTACCACGTCCCCAATCTGCCGACTGCGGCGGTGACCGACGAGACGGAAAATGCGGGAGCGTGATATGATGCTGTGCAAAGGAAGGATATCGGTCATTGTCTCCTTCTCGCTGGCACTTGCCTTGTTGGCGAGTTGCGCGATGCCGGCCGGTCAACAGGAGGGCGGGGAAGGTGTCGATCTTAGAACCCGTCTGATTGCCGCCAACCTGCTGGCGGGCAGCCTGGCGGAAGGATTGAACAGCGCGATACGCCTGAACGCCGTGGTACCTGGAAGCCAGCGCGCGCAGTTGATCAAGGAAACATTGGATGCGGTCGAGCGATCACTTGATGGGGCTGGCATGGCGTTGCGTGCTGGGCTGCCGCAGATGGCGACACGTCAGATCAGCGCTGCGGAGCTGCAATTGGATGGCCTGGAACCACTACTGCAGAGCCCGGCAGGGACCGAAACCACGGGAGATGCGCCATGAACGCTGCAACTGTTGCCGTGATCGTTCAAAGTGTTGCCGCACTGGCCCCCTATCTGGCGCAGCTCGGCGTATTGGCCGCCAAGGCCAAGGCCGGTGAGGCGGTTACCGAGAGTGATCTGCGCCTGGCGGAGGAGGCGCGCCGGCACGCATTCGCCGCCTTGAGGGAATCGGTCACTGGATCGGTCACTGGGCCGGCATTTTGAGGCAAGTTGCCCTGGCCGGGCTGTGGAATATTGCGTGGGGCGCCTTGATCCTATAATGACGGCAGCAGCTATTTAGCGCGATTTTCCCAGGGAGCGACCGACCGCCGCCATGGACCACCTCGACCAGCTTGAGGCGCAAAGCGTCTATATTTTGCGTGAAGCCTTCAATCGCATCGAAAAACTGGGGATGCTGTGGTCGCTGGGCAAGGACAGCAATGTCATGGTCTGGCTGGCACGCAAGGCCTTTTTCGGCCATGTGCCTTTCCCGGTCATGCATATCGATACCGAGAAGAAGTTCCCGGAGATGTACCTGTTCCGGGAGATCTATGCCAAGGAATGGGGCCTCAACCTCATTGTCGAAAAATGTCCGCCGGTCGAAGCGACCGATCCGACTTTGCCGCCGGCCGCCCGTTCGGCCGCGCGCAAGACACTGGGCCTGCGCGATACCATCGCCAAATACGGTTTCACCGGTATCATCGCCGGCATTCGGCGCGATGAGGAAAGTGTTCGCGCCAAGGAGCGCGTGTTCAGCCCGCGTGGCGAGAGCGGTGCCTGGGACTTCCGCGATCAGCCGCCGGAATTCTGGGATTACTTCAATACCGACCTGCCTGCCGGCACGCATCTCAGGGTGCATCCGCTGCTGTCTTGGACCGAGCTCGATATCTGGCGCTATGTCCAGCGCGAAGGCATCCCGATGGTCGAGCTCTATTTTTCGAAAAACGGCAAGCGCTATCGGTCGCTGGGTGATCATGACATCACTTCACCCGTGACGAGTGAGGCGACCACCATTGCCGAGATCATCGCCGAGCTGGAGACGACGCGGGCACCGGAGCGGGCGGGACGTGCCATGGACCGCGAGACCGAGGACGCTTTCGAGCGCCTGCGTGCTGCGGGGTACATGTGATGAGCGCGCAAATGAAGCTTGCGCGCGAGTTGATGCGCATCGTCATTGTGGGCCATGTCGATCATGGCAAATCGACCTTGGTCGGACGCCTGTTTCATGACACCGGCTCGTTGCCGGAAGGCAAGTATGAAGCAATCAAGGCGATGTGCGAGCGCCGTGGCATGCCATTCGAATGGGCCTTCCTGATGGATGCCTTCCAATCGGAGCGCGACCAGGGCATTACCATCGACACGGCGCAGATCTGGTTCAAGACGGCGTTGCGCGATTACACCATCATCGATGCGCCTGGGCATCGTGAGTTCATCAAGAACATGATCACGGGCGCTTCCAGCGCCGAGGCTGCCTTGATGCTGATCGATGCCGGCCAAGGCATTCAGCAGCAATCGCGCTTGCATGCCTTCCTGCTCAATCTGCTCGGCGTCAAGCAGATCGCGGTCCTGGTCAACAAGATGGATCTGGTCGATTTCAGCGAAGCGCGCTTTGTCGAGATCGCACGCGAATACAGTACTTATCTGGCTTCTCTGGGTATTACGGCGAATTACATCATTCCGATGGCGGCCCGCGATGGGGACAACATCGTTGCACGCTCGCCACGTACGCCCTGGTACCAAGGACCGACGCTCATCGAGGCTTTGGATAGTTTCAAACCCGCAGCGCCCCTTGCCGCCCTGCCGCTGCGCCTTCCCATCCAGGACGTCTATAAGTTTGACGATCGACGGATTCTGGCCGGGCGCATTGCCAGTGGTCGTCTCAAAGTCGGCGACACGCTGCTGTTCTCGCCGTCCAACAAGACGGCAAAGATCAGTTCGATCGAAGCCTGGTCCGCGCCATCGCGCGATACGGCAGAAGCCGGTCAGTCGGTTGGCATCACGCTCGACGAGCAGCTTTTCATCGAACGCGGCGAAATGGCCAGCCACGTCGATGCCGCACCCATCGAAAGCCATGTCTTCAAGGCCAAACTGTTTTGGCTATCGAAATCGCCGTTGAAACTTGGGCAGACCTATCGCCTGCGTCTGCAGACCCGCGATGTCAGCGTCGCGGTTGAAAGTATCGCCTGCGTTTATGACCCAGAGGCCTTTACCGCGCGCCAGAGCGATACGGTCGTGCGCAACGATATCGCCGAAGTGACGTTGCGCTCGCCGGCGCTCCTCAGCCTTGATGCCGCGGAAACGCAACCCAAGACCGGTCGTTTCGTTCTGTCCGATGGTCGCAACATTCTGGCCGGTGGCACGATCTCGCTCGAGGGCTATCCCGACGAGCGCCGCCTGGTAACGGTGCGTTCCAGCAATATCACTGCAGTGGCGCATGGCGTAACGGCGGCACAACGCGCACAGCGCAACGGCCATCCCGGCGGTGTGCTGTGGCTGACCGGGTTGTCGGGTGCCGGCAAGTCGACCATCGCCATGGCGATGGAACAGGAGTTGTTCCGCCGTGGCTTCCAGGTCTTCGTGCTGGATGGCGACAATGTGCGCCGAGGCCTCAGCGCCAATCTGGCCTTTGCACCCGAAGATCGCGCCGAGAACATTCGGCGTATCGGCGAGGTGGCGGCACTCTTTGCTGAATCCGGCCAGATCGTGATTACAGCGTTCATCTCGCCCTATCGCAGTGACCGCGATCGGGCGCGCGAGGCGCTGGCGAAATCGCTG